CATTTCCAATGTCATATCTAGCTAGATGGATATTGGAGGGCCAGACCCTCAAACGGTTTGACCCCGTTGTAACTGCTCAAGACTCGTCCAAATTCATCAGATTCAAGGTGCACCGTAAGGCTGGCACCATGGTCACAGTAGCAAGGCCTAGTACCTTTGCATGTGCCACCATTCCTGCTGACGCGGACACCCATTTGGCAACAGTGGCCAGATTAGGATCTATTAAGCTCCAACTCCCCACAACGTTGTCATGGCTCCCAGAGTCTACAAGAGGAGATGCAGTCATCATGACCGAATATCATCGTGTCGTGGCAGGCGCTATCACCCCAATAGTTTACCCCGTTGAACAAGGTGTTAGAGCGTACCAATATGAACCTACATCTTATGATGCTGAGCTAAGACCAAAAATTACAGCTTTCATGTCTCCAATTGTCCATGGAGCATTCGCCCCTGTTCAAGGCAATGCTTCAGAATTACGTGCCATAGATGGCAGAATAAAAGCCCTAAAGGCCCCGGAACCAAAACCAATGGCATTTCGAGATCAATGTATCGAAGAATTTGTCGATCTCTGTCTAAACGGCGCGGTGCTACACCCCGTTGACATAGAGACGGTTATTGAGAAACAAACCAAACCAGCCCAGAAGCAATCAATCGAGCGAGCTACAACCAGAGGTAATGCACCTCCTAGTCGTATGTTTAAACTGTTCTTGAAAGCTGAAGCTTATCCTGATGTCAAAGACCCTAGAATTATTACAATGATACCCGACTCAGATAAGTTAGACTGGTCCATGTTTTGCTTGGCTATGTCCGAACATCTCAAACAGTTCCCGTGGTACGGCCCAGGTAAAACACCACTTCAAATTGCTACAAGAGTTGCAGAAATTTGTGTGAAAGCGAAAGAGTTCGTCAACTTGTCAGACTTCACTCGAATGGATGGTACAATCACAAACGCCCTCCGTATGGTGGACCGTAGATTGTATATGCAGGGATTTCCCAGCTACCGTCCACCATTGAATGAACTATTGAAACGAAATGTCGACAATAAAATTGCATTCACCTCAGGCAACAAAGCAGACCAAGGAGCAGCCCAAGCATCTGGAGCTCCTGGAACAAGTGTTGATCAAACTATACGAGCCGCATTTTGTAGTTACTTCGCATATCGCAACGTCGCTCAACAGTGCGGAAAACGTCTTAGCCCCTCCGAGTGTTTTTCAAGACTCGGGTTACATTTTGGTGATGATGGAATCGATCCTGACTTGCCTACCGTCAACCATGAATGGTCTGCTCGAAAGTGCGGACTCTTATTGGAAGCCCATACTGTACAGAAAGGCGACCGTGGGGTCAATTTCCTCGCTAGATATTATTCGCAAGACGTATGGTACAACGCTCCACATTCAATGTGTGATATCAAAAGGCAGTTGTCCAAAATCCACGTTACTCACGGCCTGCCACAGAGTATCAGAAATCAGGACAAACTTGTCGAGAAATGTATGTCATACCTGGCTACAGATGCAAGCACCCCTATCCTCGGTGCTTTTTGCAAGACAGTCATTGCTACCGGCCACAAAGTCAAACAACACATCGGTGTTGGATCTTGGTGGTCTAAGTTTGAACAGTCAGAGCAATACCCCAATCTCAACATCGGCGGATGGATGGATTCGGAGTTTGAGTTTCAGCTACCCGGCTTCGACAGATCATTGTTTGAGAGCTGGTTGGGCCAAACCCACACCATCTTCACTTTGCTCAACCCTCCCATCTGTTGTGAGATTAAACCCCCTACTCCAGCAACTGTTGATTTCGTTGTCGACGGAGATGTTGTCAGATCCAACAAACCTGCCAACAAACACCCAGATAACAAACCGACTCCGACTGATGATGAAGGCGGAAAACAAGAGGACCAAGGCTCAGAAACAGCGAGCGCCACCAGTAGCAACCCCAAGCGAAGACAGCGCACGCGAAAACCCAAAGCTATTAAAGAGCCAACCGAACAACAACAACAGCAACAACCTGCTACCCAACCAAAAACGAGGAAAACAACGTCCTCGAAAACCAAGACAGCAGAAGTAGCCCAAAAGGCTAAGATAAATCCTACTAATAAGGCACCGCAATACCGCGCGAAGGTACAGTAAGTTAATCTGTCCCGCCGATTAGTACCTGTTATGACAGGAACATAATTTCAACGTAACTAGGGTATCAGTGATAGATACACCTATGAAACACCGC